AGCCCTTGAGGACGCGGGGGTGGTCCGGTTCATAGTAGTTCTCTAAGAACCAGCCAAACGATAGCTTCATTTCTTCTTCGTAACCTTCTTCTGGAAATGTTGGCAGCCGTCAAGCTCATGGACAATCTTTGGCATAATACCAAAGGCGTTCTCCAGTTTCTTACAGTATCCAAACTCCACATCATCCCGAAGGTAGGAATATTCACACAGTTTACAGCATTTGAGTTTGACGGCTTCTTTGATTAGGTGATCAAATTTAGTGGTCAATTCCAGCTATGGACCTGATATGGTTGAATAAACGCCATCATCAGCATATAGGCAAAAATAAATAGAGCCATAAATGGGTGCATATTACTTAACCTTTTCTGGAAGCTCTTGGATACTCTTTGTCTGGGCATCCAATACTTGATTCTGTTTCATCATCATCTGGATCATCAAATCAATCTTAGCTTGGGATGCTGAATTTTGTTGCTGTAGGTTATGGAGTTTGTCTTGGGTTTCATCAATCTGCTTTCTCACGTTGTCTAAGGGTGAGGCAAGTTCAATCTTGATAAGGTCGCGTGTCTCAGCCTTAGCGTAGTAGATTAGTCCCGTTGATATTAGGGTGAATGTGGTTACGAACACCGTGTAAAATGGCAACCACTCTTTCAGAGTTGTGATGATTGGTTTGTTAGGCATTACCCTGGATATACTCCCTTGTAGAGTTCTATGTGTGGGGTATCTACAAAGCTTTTCCAGTCGCCGCCCCACCTAATGGCTATATTGAGTTCCTTGGCTGCTTTCTTAAAAGCGTCAGCTATGGTCCGCATCTTCTTCTCGTTATAGGAGAAGTCATCACTATTGACGAAATCAACGGCATGTCCGGTTAGGTGGCGAGACTTCATGGTCCGACTTTTTCCTTCACACACATAAATTCGTTGTTGTTGAATTGATCTTTTCCCCTCGGTAATAACAAACTCAATAGGGCAAATCTGGATGGCACGATCACATACCTTGCGTAAATCAGGATGGATACCAGTTAGGGCCTTTACAGAGCGAAGGGTGAACTTCTTTTCTTTCCCTCTTAGAATAGGCATGAGTGGTTCGGCCATATCATTCTCCGAAAAATGAGAGAAGGGGTTGCCTTCTCTCTTAGTTTCATTATTGTTTTTGGTCCTCATAGTGGGACTTACTATTTAGCAAACTCAATTAGGCATAGAAAAAGGGAGCCTTTCGGCCCCCTTTCCCATTTCCCGATTTCTCGTGAAACCTGATTACATCAAATTTTTCACGAGGTTTCTGCGATAGTACACATTACTATCTTTCAAGATACTACCCTGGTTTGCCGCTGTAGCACCCTGAGCATATGGATTCGCTACCATTCCATAACGGGTCTTAAACCCAATTTTTGGCTGGAAGGAATCTGGGTTTACTGCGCGTACTTTCTGGAGAGGAACGTATGGGCAGTAGAACATCCCGGCGTCATAAGCGTTTCCGCCCTTATAACCGATGGTCATATAGTTCAGACCTGGGAAGGACGGCATACCATCAGCATATGGGTCAATATAAACCTTGAAGCGGCCATTCAGGACGCCAGCAAAGGTTACACCGGTATCATCTACCTGTAGGTTGTTAGAGTTGAGAGCCGGGGTGTAATCAAGCACACCAGCCATCTGAAGGGCCGAAGCAACATCAGACGAGCAAAGGATAATATTACCCTTCCCTCTACGGGTTTCTTTTGCGATTCGGTTAGCTTCACGTTCAATATGGAACATAAGACCCTTGAACTTTTCAACTGACCAACGGCCATTTGAGTCGGTGTCACAGTCAAAGAATCCAGTAGTTGTGGTGTTTTCTTGCGCACCGGTCTTAGCGGTGAAGTTGATTGTTCTAACAACTTCACGATTGATTTCCGCGAGGATTTCAGTTGTGAGGATGCCAGAAAGTTCTGCATCGGCGTCAAGACCGTGAACAGCCTTCAAGTCCTGTGCAAATTCAAGGGTGTATTCAGCCTTGAGCGCACGAGACTTTGCAGTCACAGTTGTCTTGTCAATCGTCAGCGACATTTGAGCGAAGGCAGCGTTGGAATCAGTTCCAAGTGCTTCGGCCTGTGCCGTAGACATTGCACCACCCCAGTTATACAGACCAACTTCAGCTACGTTCGCTGCGGTTGTGTTGTTACCGGGAAGTGTTCCGACATGCTTGTCACCAGCGGTATTAGCACCACCAACAACAGACGACCATGCGGTGTTGACTTCGTTATACCATGCTTCAGAGATGGCACCGTTTGTCGTGTTTGCGTACTGTGGACGCAGAGCGAAGATCAATCCTGTAGGACCGGTCATGGGCTGCACGCCACAAAGATCGTAAGCAATCAGATTAGGAGCGGTACGACGAATAAGCGAAATAAGAATCGGGTCAAACGTGTCAATGTTTCCACCACCCACACCACCTGAAATGGCGTTGACGGGGATTGGGTCTTCCGAAAGAAGACGATAATCAGAGTGGGCTCCCGACTCTGCGAGTGCTTGGCGGGTATTCTCAAGAAGAATAGCCGTCATGTTTCTTCTGTGCGTATCCTTAATAGATGGCAAACCTTCATATTCCAGAATAGGTTCCCACTTTTTGACTATTTCGGCTACATTGATCTCAGCTAACATTTGTTTTAAGTCTCCCTAATGTTGGGGTGGTTTGATTTTGTCGTTTTTCTATTTAGTGCTTAACTGTCCGCGAGAGCGCATTTACATACGATCTCATTTCTGGATCAATCGGCGCTTTTTTGGTTTCACCTTCTTCTTCAACTGACGAATAGGTCACTTCTTCCTGAATAATGTTTGAGGAAGCCTTACCCTTGCTGTCAGCCTTGAAGTGGCTTTCTTTGACAATCTCAAGTTTCTTTTTGAAATTTTCAACATCTCCGTCATAATCAATAGTTTCAATTAGCTGTTTGAACTTTTCAGTTTGAGAAAGAGTCAGTCCATTTGCCATTTCACGAACAAACGTATCACGGCTGTTTGCCTTGATTTGGTTTGTCATTTCCATGTTCTTTTCAATTTGTGCATTGAGAGAAGTTTCAAGTTCGTCAACTTTTGTTGACATAGCATCAACCAAATCCAGTTTCTCGTCTGGAATATCAATGTAATGCTCGGCAAATAGGTCTTTCAGACCTCTAATAAAGTCTTCGGTGACTTCATAACGAAGCGACTGTTGAATAGCGACTTCGTTTTCGGCCAGCCATTGCTCGGCTACATATGAAAGATACTGATCGGCCTGTTCCGTCAGAGTGTTCGTAATCTTCGCTACTTCTTCGTTCAGGTTAGCTTCAAACTTTTCAGTTAGCTCCTGTTCAACAATAGCTACTCGTGCGTTGACCGTAGATTCAAAGAGAACTTCAATCTTCTGCTTGAAATCTTCGGATAGGTCTTTGTCGCCCCCGAATACCAACTTGAGGTCTTCGGCAATAGCACCCTTCATGGCGATAGATGCTTGGTTGTGTGCTGATGCTCCACCAGGGATGGTATCGGCTTCGTGGCCGATCTGATCCAACGATGACATAAAGAGTGCCATCTGATCTGGGGACATGTCGGCCATCTTCTTCATGGCAACACTCATAAGGTTGCTCTTGAAGTTGCCTTCTGTTCCACCAGTGCCGTCCGCGCTATCTTCGGCTACGACTTCAGAAGAGTCCTCATTCTCAAGCTGTGCAGCCAGAGCTTCCAGTTCTTCCTTTGACAGCTTATCAAGGGCATCTTCCTTTAAAGCTACTTTTGCTGTTTTCTTGACCATCTTTGTAAACTCTCCTTAGTGGGATGTAATTGTTATTTATACGCGATTGAATTTTACAGTTGTTTCAAGTAGAACTTGAATAGACGGAGTTTTGACTCCTCTAGCTGTTGTCGGCTCATTTTCTTCATGGTTTTCTGCATCGGTTCGGCAATTTTCCATGCCCCATCTGCGAAAAACCAATCAACATTCTCCATAATACCTTTGACAAAAGCATTAGGGGCACTTGGGTCAGCCACGATATCCGCCGCTGTAACAAGCTTAAAATCCCCTTGGACTTCCATGATTCCATCTGTAGAAGGCTTGAGTGAACCCAACCCTCTTGACGAAACACCCAAGTTGGCCCCGGCTTCAATCAGCCCGCGAGCGTTATTTCCCTGTGTGGTGTCAACGATAATGGCTTTGCCAATTACATTCTGGCCATCAAACTTGAGAGACTCAATTAGGTGAGAGACTCTATCAAGGTTGATCTGGGGGCCTTCAGGGTGTCCAAGTTCTCCATAACCACGCCCCTGAGTCACAGCTTCCTTCATGTAGCGGTTGACTTCGTTTTCCATGACTGAGCTTGGATATACCCGGCCATTCTTATTCTTGACGCCCGCTTGCATGAAAATCCCTTCAATATACAGGTTCTTCTTGCCAGTCGTTTCGTTGATTTCAGTAATGTATCTGACCTCTTGGGCTTCCTCAGTAATGAGCTTCATTTACGGTACTCCGGTTATTTTCTTTAATTCCAACATTATGTATGTGTTGGTTGCTCCCACCGGGGTCAGGATAAGATCGTATCCGGGGGTGAAATCTATTGTCATTCCTTTGTCATTATATTTAGTATGGCCAGTCCCGTGATATACAGCGACGATGTTATTAGATGAGGAAACTATGTGA